GGTAGATATCAACATAATGGTGGGCAATACCTACAATAAAGCGAACCACTTTTATATTAACGCTACCGCCTACCCTATTACTTTAATAGTGCCTTTTGGCGTTTAAACTATATAATGTATTATATAAGATATATTAGTTATAATACAATGTATTCAGCATAAAGAAAAGCTCTATAAACGAAAAATAAGGCCTATCGTGCTAGTATCTACTAATCACGATAGGCCTATTTTATTTACCAATCATCAATAACACAGAGCTATGTGTCCACCCTCACATAGTAGGGAGATAATCGGATCACCTCGATTTCATCGAATAGCGCCAGCTGCGCCAATTAGAAAACCAATCACACCACCAGCGGCCCATGTATCACGTTGACGCCGCAAGCGTTGCTCTGTTCGTCTATTGTTTTTGATTTCGTTCTTCAATTCGTCTAATGAGTTCGAGGCTAGAGTTAAGCTCTGCTCTTGCTCTGTTATTTTGTTCGAGGCTTTCGCTAATTCTTGCCCCTGTTTCTCGTTGATTGTCCTCAATTCGGTTAAGGCTTGCGTTCTCTCGCTGTTGATAGCCCTCAATTCGATTAATTCGCTCGCCTGCGTCGTGGTTAAGTTGTCGGCTTGTTTCAATGATTTTGTTGAGTTCTCTATTGAGGCGTCGGCTGTCATCAAGTGCCCTTTGAGTCTGTTCCAGTCGCTCAATGGCACGCTGATAGTTGCCTCTGGCTGTGAAATATCCACTTGCGAGGCTGCCAACGCCATAGATGAACAGCAAACAAATAGCACCAACAATAAGGCGCTGCATAGTAACCTTAGATTTAAGCGTTTCGAGGTATGTTTTAATTTTCTCATACATATCTAGCCCCCTATTTAGTCCATATCGCTCCAACGAGCCTCATAACCTCGCACATCTACATGCACGAAATCTTGGTAGTAATACTTACCTATGCCGTCAGCACCGCATTCCTCTGCAATTTGTGCGAGATAATCTACGTCTATGCCGTCATAAGTAATGTCAGCAGCAACGCCTTGCGTATGATAAGAATTTTTAACGCCGCCCACTTCCTCGTTGTGCTCTGGGCAGCGGTAGCCGCTATTTATAGTAACAGGAATGCCTAAGCGCTCACGAATTCTGTCTAATAGGTCTACAAGGCGCTTGTCGATGATGTGATCTAGTTTATTGCGTCCATTTTCATCAACCTCATGACGCTCACAATGACAAGCAAATTCGTAATCGTCGAAATATTCGCCAATTTTCATAGTTTTTACCCCCAATATAAAAGGCTGCACCCTTTACGAATGCAGCCAATACATAATTATTTTTTTAAAATCATATCAATTTTTGAATGGACTATATCTAATAACCCTGTTACCGTGCTATTTCCACCGTCTCTCATGTTCTCGAGTATACTCAAAAACTCAACTGAGCCGAGATATAGCCATACTAGATTGACCGCAAACGCATAGTTCCCAGCCATGAAATCAAAGCACCATGCTGCAGCAGTTGCTAAGCAATACGTGAGCACCTTTGTAACAAATGGCTTTCGCATATGCTTTGAGCTGATTAAACCTTTCCCCCAAGCGGCAGGAATAGCGATATACTTATCAGAACCGCTTATATTCTCTGGACTAGCCCCCAAATCTAGCAACATTTGATAGCCGATAGCTGCCCATTTTGTCAGTAAATCTAGGAATACTAACAAAATGAATATTCCTAGCACTTGAACGTGTTTCAGACCAATCATATATATAGCTATTTCAGCAACGAATGCCAATATAGCTTTTAGTACAAAGGACTCCGTAAGAGTTCGCCATGCCTCGCTCATGAAATTTGTTAATTCTTGCATTTGTTCCCCTTACATCGAAATTAGCCTAATTTATTGATTGTATCGGTAGCGAACACATATTCATATCTAGCACCTTGCTCCATAGCAACCAACTCAGAGCCGTTGAATTGAATTTTCTTATTAAGTGCACCTGTGAACTTAATGGAAGTTGCCTCACCTGTTTTGTGTGGCTCCATAGGATTTTCGGAAACTGTAATCACTTGCTCCTTATTAATTTTAATAATTGTTGCATTTCCAGAACTTACTAAATATTGGGTGTTTTTGCTTGTTTCTGGGAAGTTGCCGCCTTTTGTCGTAGGCTCTGGTAATTTAGTTAAATCAAGTTCTACAAATTCAACTTTTTTATATTCGCACACCCTTTCGATTATGCTTTTGAACATATCCTCTAAACTAAATTTTCCTACAGTTTCTAGCGTTGTAGGTATAACTTTTACGCCGTTTTTGTATACTTTACCTGTGCCTGCCACAGTAACGCCGACCTGAGAAGTAGTTAGCGGAACATCTTTAACGAATGCCCCGAAGTCTGGGCCTTGCACGGCAGGCTTAACCAATTCAACAACGTGAGTTGTAACTAAGCGATCCATTAAGTCGTAATAATCAACTCTTACATTGCCTTTCATGCTTTCATCAATAGCCACTCGCATATTGTCGGACTGAAATTCTCGTTTTTCTCCATTATTGATAGCTATTTTGTAGTGCGGCTCGCCTGTGAAGTCGATATAAGTAGCCCCCTCTTTTGGCTGAATAAAGTCAAGAGATTTAGGCGTGAAATTATTATGACAACCAGAAAGCTCAATAACTTTCATAATTACTGTATCTACGCTCGTATCTTCGAGCCAGATATTGTGCTCTTTTAAGAATTGAGCTGATTTTTCTGCGGCCCCTGCATCACCTTTAGGACCTTTTAAGCTTTTGAGAAATTCGCCATCTTTCTTTAATATTTGAGCCGTCTTTTCCGCACTGCCTTCATCGCCTCTATCACCTTTAGGCCCTCTTAAACTTTCAAGCCATTCACTTTCTGTTCCTGTATATCCGTGTGCTACTGCGATTGCATATGCACTTTTACCTGCCCCCTCAACGATAGGTAAAATAATATTTTTACCCATTTTTTCAAGCAAAGGAAAAGCTGTTTCGTTATCAAATTTTACTGTTAGCGTGTTATCTGCCATATGTACCCCTAATTATGCATAGAAATATCTTGAATAAGTGTGATTTTGCCATAGCCAATTTTGATATGTTCGCTATCGCTATAAATAAAAGCGTCATATACAAAGTCTTTAGTCTGTAGCTGCTTTGCTGCTGATATATCGCCAGCGAGCGAGAATGTTACGCTCTTTTCTTCGATTGTCGCATTCAGCTCAAATACTACAGCCTCATTAGGCCTTTTTCGTATCTTGCATACGCCTTTATATCCTGTGAGGTTCATGTCGCTACCCTCTGGCACTTGATAAGTGATATTAAAATCATGTCCAGCGTGTAGCGTGAAATCGTGTTTTATCATAAGCCACCCCCTTTATGCTTTGGCGATTACTAATATAAATAATTCACCATATGAATATGTTTCTACGTCTTTAAAGCCTTGCACGCTGCCGTCGCTACCAGATGTAGTCATATCTAAATAGCGGCTTTCAACAATCGCCTTACGTTTGCCTTTAATGCCGATATTTACCTTATGTGTGCGGTTAGTTCTGAAATATATATCACAACTACCAACCCAACGAGCTTTTTGTTGGTTGAATTTATCAAAAGTAATACGTTCACCAGCTTTTCCTAGCCCATCATCTGTTTGTTGTGGAATATAAGGCCTACCACTATTGCTGGAATTACAATAACTTTCAGTCTGTATATATCCTACTGGCACAAAAGTACATTGCGCCTCTGTTAACCCATTAGGAATAGGGCACCAATCACCATGCCGCACCTTATACACCTGCACATCGATATTCTTAATCTTATAGCCAGATTGATATATCGAATTAGCGTCAATGCGTGAGCCTGTGATGTTAGCACCCTTAATATTGCCGTCACGATCTATCTCGAATGTACCAGTACTATTTTTGAATGTGCCCCCTGTAATAGAGCCGCCTGTTAGGTCGCCTGTATTAATTGATATAGATGCTATGCTATCAACTTTTATGTTTCTTGCATTCACGCTGTCGGCCTGTAGCATTTTGTTTGTAATGATATTATCATCAAATAATGCTTGTCCAGTAACGTGCAATAATCTTCCGTCTATGCGTGTTCCTGCTGGTGTTAAGTTAATACGGCTTATGAGTTCTTTGCCGTCGAGCTTTCCGAGTGCATTTGTTACTTTGAGCTCTATTCCGTTGGATATTTGAGTGATTTGTGAGTTTACATTACTGTTTAAATCACTCAAAGAGCGCTGGAATGCACTCGCTTGGTCGATGAGTTTATTCTCAAACCCATTAACGCTAGTCTTGACTGTGCCGACTTCGCCTTTTAGATCATTGATAGCCTTATCCATATTAGATATGCCGAGGCTTTCCATATCGAGTAGCTCTTTATCAATTTTAGCTTTAACTGCCACGCTCACGGCCTCTGTAGCAGGGCCCTCGCCGAATATATCAACATAAGCCACTTTTACGTTGTATACTCCAGCCTCTAAAGGAATGCTTAAAGCGTTCGTAGTAGTGAAATATACTTTACTATCTACATATACATTAGCGCCTTTGCAGTTGGCTGGAATAGCCTCGAACGTAACGCCTATGCCATTGATGTTGGCTGTCGCTTTGAGATTGGTCGGTTGCTTAGGCTGTGGCACGTTGTAAGTCAATTCAGCAGGCGCTCCATAGCCTTTAGCTGGGTTATGAGCATACAAATAGACTTTGCCAGTACGATTACGCAATATGCCACTATAGGTGGTGTTATTACTACGACCGATTAAGCCGTCGTTTTGGCCTGCGTTTAAGTCAAGCCGTAGCTCGTAATAATCAACATCGGCATTACGCACCTCTAACCAGTTAAAATGCGCCATATCGCTGAACGAAATAGAAAAGCCTAGAGGCTTGTTCGGAATTTCACTCTTTAGCTCTACAGTAATACTCTTAGATACGCCCTGCGAGGTGTTTCCGTGAGTATCTTTAACTACGGCTTTAACCTCGTATGTATGGCCTAATTCACAGCCGCTTATAATGATTTGCCCCTCGCCAGCGCCGCCGTATTTCCATGTACCGCTAGGCTCTCTATACCAGATTTCAACTGTATCTAGGCTATTAATGTGCGGCACGTTAAACTCTGCCACAACATCGAATGACTTAACCCTATTAGTGATCTCATAGTATTTAGTGTATAGCGTGAGGCCTGTAACCTCTGGAATAAAGTACGGCGTTAATGTGTATTGATAAGCCTGCACCTCGTCGAGTCCTTGCTCATTGCTGCCGAATAGGTTCATAGAGGTGAATTTGAGGTATATTGTTTTGCCTATATCCTCTTTGCGATATGGGTATCTAAATAAAGCCTCATCTACACGAATAAACCGCTCGCCAGCATTATGACTAATTGCATTAGTGCCGTATTGTCCACGTACAAGCCCAGTCAATGAAAATTGACTATTAGGGCCCATATTAGCGCCCTCATAACTCAACGCCTCACCATTCACCCAGCAAAGCGTATTCGCTCGCTCTGCGTCAATATGTGTGCCGCCTTTAAGCATTCCTTGATTAAGAGTAACCTCGCAGGCGTTCGCTGTTTCATTGAATTCTAATCGAGTGCGTCCCATGCGAGCTTGTTGCGTAATGGATCCTATACGGCTGTAGTTCTCGCCATTATCAGATAGCCATATAGAACAGCCACCCCAGCCAGCTGGCGCATTGACGCCTATAAATACTTGATTACCGCCTACATCGCCAACTGTTTGGAATATTGCCACATCGTTGACGCTTGGCGCTGCTTGGTTGTAATCAATGAAAGGCCGCTCGTTTTCGTGCACATCATAGCGAGCTGGTGCATATGTTCCAGCAGGCTTGCCCTCGGCTGTAAATTCGAGCTGTCCGTCGGCTGCCTCATTGACTGCTGTTATAACTACAATCTGCTTATTTAACTGGCAGGCCTTATCTGTAAGCGTTACTAAATCGCCTACCTCAAGAGTACAGAATGCCCAATCAAGCCTAAACGTGTATTGTGTCTTAGCATACAAGCGTTTCATAGCGAGCTGTTCAGCGTAGTATTGAGCCCTAGCCTTTGTATATAAGTAGTGAGCAGTCTTTTTAGAGGCTGGTTTTAAACCGTTTCTTTGAACGTCAGCCACCACCTCAAAGGATACTGTTTCTTTCTCGTAGCCATTGGCACGATTAATGAACTCGACTGTCGCCTCATTGAATGCCTCGCTCGTATCTTTACGCTTGTATAAAATAAGTTGGCCGTCTGTTCCTGCAATAAAATCATCTGCCGTTAAATCGTATTGAATTTGGTTAGCAGGCGTCCATGTGCCAATAGGCTTATCGGCTAAAGGTACGATTTTTAGGCGGTCAGTACTCCAGAATACAAGGCTATTTGTAATCTCAGCTATATCGTTTATAATCTGTTGAGCTTTAGCGCTCTTTTGCTCTGGCGGTGTACTGATAAGAATATCAGCCGCCTTACAGTAGGCTCTAAAGTTTTCAATGCCCTCGATTTGTACATCAGCCCCAACTGATTGCAGCACATGCTCGATATAGTCGGCTGGGTTCACGTCCACGCCGTCGCCTGTGTCTCTGAGCTTGCCATATACCTCGAAATTATATTGCGGTAAGCTGCCACGCTCGCCCAAATCAACTACGCCAGCCATATATGCAAGGCCACTATAAGGCAATGCCTTTTCTGGGTGCTTAGACGTCATATAAGGCCAAGGCGTTTGGGCTACTTCACCATTGAACAATGTAAGCTGAATATTCTCGTTTGGATATTGGAATATTTCCTTATCACGCCACACCTTGCCAATGCCAGCGATGGGGCCCTCACATAAGGCAATCGCTGCAGCTACAGTATAAGTATAGGTGATATTCGTATGCTTAGAGCCGCCACCTTTACCAGTTCTGGTCGTGCTTTTATGCTCATGAGCCGTGAAATCTTCATAATCAATGATGTTGCCACTCACTCGAGTTGTACCCAGTATCTCTGGAACCACCTCGCCATATGAGGCTGTATTGATTTGAAAATCGGCGATTAAATCGGCTCTGCTGGTAGTGTTTTTACCTCTTGTAAATAAAAAGCCCATTATTCACGCTCCTCTCTATATCTGTATACAGCCCTCAAACGTGAGCGGCCTTTCTTGTCGTAGAAAATCACATCATCGAGCTTTGATATAATCACGCCATAATCAACGAAAGCATGAATTACAAGCCCATTGCCTATATAAATAGCCCCATGTGAAATACATCGGCCATATTGGTATAGTAAAAAATCGCCAATTTTAAGCGGAGAGCCCTCTTTCACTTCATCGGCGACTTGTTGCACATATTTAAGATATTTCTCCTCAGAGTGGTGTAAATGCCACTCATTTGAGTAGTTTTCGATTTGTAAGCGGTCAGCTTTCATGAGGCCGCTATCAACTAAGGCAGCTACCAATAAATAAGAGCAATCGACGCCAGCACCTTTTACCATTGAATTATTGGCGTATGGTGTGCCTAGCCACTCAATCGCAGCATTAGCTATCCTTTCGCCAGTCGTTAAAGTATTCATCGTATGCTCTCCTTTAGTGGAACGTAAGGGGTAGCCCTGTTTCTATTCCAATTATTGAATTTATTCTTGCATTCCGTAGGCGTCTTATTGCAGCCAGCATATATATAAAATTGGTCTCCGACTCTTGGGCTTACCTCAAGAGCGCTCATATACATAATTACGCCGTCAGTGCTTTGTAATATCTGTGTAGATTGCCCTGCCAATGGGCCAGTGATCCAATCTATGCCGCCTGCTGTGTAATAGCCGTTTGTAAATGGTATGTCAATTTGTATGGAATTAGGCCCAGCGCCTAAGGCTGTTACCTTACCACTTTTTCTGAACTTCTTAATATCAACGCCGCATTCTTTTGAATATACGCTAAATGGGCACTGCGGATAATATCGCCTATTTGGATATTCAATATTGAGCTTTTGCACGATTGATTTAACATTCAGCTTTAAGGTGAGGCCGCCGCCTTGCGTTACCTCACACAAACCAGTAAATAAACCAACAGCGCCTATAATGGTGTAGTTGTCATCAAAAAAAGCTCGTTTGAGCGTCATTTGAGCGCCGTCAAAGCCACCATTATGAGCTACAGCCATAATAGGAACGCCGCCTATTTTATCCTGCTCATTCGTGGATATGCTAACCGTCATTTTATCGACGCTTACCGTGCTGTTTGTGGTGATTTTATCCCTTACTATAATAGGGCCGTCGCTTTTATAGATTTGGCCGTTATATGATACGTCGGCGTCTGCGTCAGCCCAGTAATACGATACACCACTACGCAAGCGCAACTCGTAAAGGTCGCAGCTCATGAAATGTTTGTCATTATTTAGGTGTTGTCGTAGCACCTCGTTTGCCTCTTTCATAACTGCGCCCCCTATCGAGTAGTAACTAACTTGAATGATTTTGTTTTGTAAATATTGGTAAAGATATACTCGGCTGTCATATCACCGCTAAACCTTACCAACCAATAATAGGTATAATCAGCCGTGATAACCGCATTAGGTGCTACTGTTTGACCTGCTGCGAGCTTAATCACGCCTTTATCGCTAACAGCTCGAATAGGTGAGCCGTCAGCGTATAATGTAAGATTTTCGATATGATATACAGGCTCTAGGAAATCACCGAACTTTCGCACGGCTTGCCATGAACCCATTGAACCAGTACCGAGTTGAATACCTTTCTCTTGGTTGTCCTCTGGATCTAACCACAAAAATGGAACTGTACCCCCTCGAGTTTTTGAGTAAAAGCCCATAAGCTCTTTATATTGTGCAGGTGTTAGCACCTCAAACTCTGTGGAAATGGTGTATTGTGGATATTTCCAGTTTGTCATGGTACGCACCTTACCAGAGCCAGAGGTCTTTGTCTTGGTATCCCATTTTTGAGCCTTTTGAGATTTCCACGCAAGCGAGATGATACTAGGAAATTTTAAGTATTCAGCCATAACTACCACGTTCCAGCCGTGCCAACAAATTCACGGTCTTGATTAACTAAGAATTGTCTTAATGCTTGGCCGCCTCTAGTTTCAAGGAATGAGCCAAAGTTTTCGGCGTCTATAGCGCTTACGTTGAGTGTAATGCCGCCACCTGCGCCCATACCATCATTAGAGCGATTAATGCCCTCGCCTAATCGGTCAAATACTGTATCAGATAAAGGCAATACAGCCTCATCATATTTACCCTCACCGATTTGAGCGAATGTAGCGCCATAAGCAAGGCCGCCCTCTGCGAGTTTCGGCATGCTGTTAGCGTTGAATGCAGCCCCAAAGCTGCCGCCAAAGTTGCCAACTGCGCCAAGTGCTGTAGCTTGCGCAACGCCTGCCGCTGTGCTGCTACTCCAAGCTGCTAAGCCTGCCGCTGCACTAGCGCCGAATGTTGCCATTGATACTTGTTGAGCTAGTGAGCTCCAAGCAGGTAATTGGGCTTGTGCCGCTGCTACGCTTGCCGCTGTTTGTTGCGACTGTAGCATTTTACCAAGTACAGCTTGCTTTACTTGCGCTGCGATCCATTGAGCCACGCTATCGGATATGGTTTTTAAAATTGCCTTACCCATATTTTGGAAAGCCTGCGTTATGCTCATTGTGCCTTGTAAGAGTCCAGAAATGCCCTCTTGCAATTTATCAATGCCAGCGCTCGCACTTTCCCATATAGCATTTTGCCCATTCCAATGGCTATCCATTACGGCTTGTTGGTATTCATTGAGTAGCTCTTTTCTGAGCTCATAGCTTTGTTGTGTAGCTACATATTCATCGTTTAACGCCGATTGTAACGCCTCAAAGTTTTGTGTACGTAACGCCTCGTCAATGTTCCATTTCTCCTCGGCCATTGTACGCTGTAATTCAAGGTATTTATCGTTATAATCACGATGAACAGCAAGCAGCTCCTCGGTCTTTTGCTTTTCAAAATCAACTCGGCCGTCCTCTGTCATTTCAAACAGAATGCCTAGTTCTTTCAGCGTATCAATGAAATGCTGTTGCTGCATTTTGTCCATTTGAACAAAATCATCGCTGTACTTATCCCATTTGTCGCCGATAGCGTCTATTGCGTCGGTGTATTCTTTTGTAAATTGCACCATAGGCGAGGCCGCCCCTGTGCTATCTTTAACGGCTAGGCTTAACTCGAGATCTTTCCGCATATCACGAATATTATTCTCGATTTCTCTGAGCTTTGTCATTTCCTCTTGTTTGGCTTTAATGCGTTTCTCAGCATATACAGCGTTTAATAACTCGAGGTCTTTTTGATAGTTGGCGTTGGCTGCCTTTGATTTTTCAAGCTCATCAAGTTCCTTTTTGTATTCTAGCTCTAGCAGTTCCTGCTTATTGCCGAGCATTTCAAGATATGATTGCAAGATCTTTTCGTGTATCTGCTTAGCCTCTTTTTCGAGGTCTTTGCCTTTGCTGCCTTTTCCGCTGCCACCTTTGCCTTTTTTACCTTTGCCGCCGCTAGTGTCGTAATCTCCACCGCCGCCACCGCCAACATCGAGGCCAGTATCACCGCCACCAGATAAGCCACTAAACACTTGCGAGGCCATATCGCCAGCAGTATTTACAATATCCTGCGCTGTATCAGCGCTGATAGTGTCAACTTGCGCAATAGCGGTAAATGTACCGCCAAAGAATTTGGCCACCTTATCGCCTACGCTGTTGAGTTTAGCGATGAGCCAATTTAATGCCTCAATAATCTTATTCACGCCCCATACAGCAGTATGAACGATTGTCGAGAATACCGAGCTTAACGTGCTACCAAAGCCATTGCCAGCCGCTGCCGCTGTAGCAAATACTGTAACCAATGTTACAAGTACAGAGATCAATAGGCCTACAGGGTTGGCTTTCATTACTAGATTAACAACCCTCTGCGCCGCCGCTGCTGCTAATGCACCGCTACGAACAGCAATATAAGCACCTCTTACGCCAGCTAGTACAGCCGTTAATACTGCCGATACTGTTGCCGTTCCTGCCATTGCAGCTCTTAATACCACCATAGCCGCCGCATGTACTTTTGTGGCTGTAGCCGAGGCCACCTCTGCCACTCTATACGCCACAACTTTGACGGTAAGGGCTGCCGTTTGAGCATTACATAAGGCAACTACTGCCCTGTAAGTGGCAAATGCTACCACCACGGCCAATATGGCTGCCGATACTCTCGGCATAGTCGTAATAAATAACGAGCCAAAGCTCCGCACGGTCTGCGTGATCGTTGATATAGCAATTCGTAAGCCTGCAAAAGCCGCACTAATTAAGCCTATAGATCCTTGTGCTGCTACTGCCATGCCTCTGATTGCTACGCCTACGCCCTCACTTAATGCTTGGAACTCGCCACTTTGTGGAATAGTAGAAATCTGTTCGAGTACAGGCTGAAAGGCTTGTATTAATTGGTTTTGAATAGATTGGCCTACCTCGGCGAATGTCATAGGAATTTCGGCGAATTTCTCGTTTGTTTCCTCTGCGCTGCCGAGCAGTGCATTCTTGATGATGTCGGCCGTAATGAGGCCTTGCGAACTCATTTCTTTTAATTGTCCAACAGATAAACCCATTTCATTGGCAATAGATTGAGCTAATAACGGCGCATTCTCCATAATGGAACGGAACTCATCGCCCTGTAGCTTGCCTGCCGCCATAGCTTGGGTTAATTGGTACATCGCAGCACTAGACTCTTGAATACTAGCACCTGAAATCTTAAATTGCTTATTGAGCTGTTCCACAAAGGCGATTGCCTCATCGTTAGAGCTGAATGCGTCTTTTGCTAGCATGTTGAGCTTTGCCACGCTATCGGCCATGTCAATATAGCTGCCTCTCGAGCGATTGGCTGCGCCATATATTTTGTCCATGATCTCGGCTGTCGTTTGTGAGCCGTCATTAATTAAGTTGATACGAGAACGTATGCTCGTTAATTCGTCAGCCGTCTGTGCAGCTGCTACAGCCACATCTTTGACCTTGTTCGCTACTAACCCTATACCAGTAACAGCGCCAGCAAATTGCAAGCCCTTATTCATTTGAGCAACAATAGACTTTATTTCTGCACGAATACCAGCCGCCTCTTTGGCTACTCTATTGCTCGCCTCTGCCACGCTTTTAGGTAGTTCAGAGCTTATCGTATTAGCCACCTTATTGACGGCCGCCGTAGCCTCTGAACTGTCGGCACTAATGCGAACATTAATATTGCTATCTGCCATTTTCTATATCTCACCCCCTGCCTCTCTAAATTCACGGATAAAGTCCGCCTCTGCTTGCCGTTTTTCGGCCTCTGTAGGCGGATATAGAATATCAATAAATTTCTTAGGTTCGATTGGCTCTGCTAGCTGCGTGTTCATGATGTTGGCTACCCAAAAAGCTCGGTTCATATCCTGTAGTTTTTGCCTACGCTCGTAACCTCTAACTAACTTTCTGTATTCCATAGGCTGTAATCGCATAAATTCCCACGGTTTCAGCTCTAACACGCTATATGCTATTTCCTCAGCATTTCGTACCCATAAAGAAAAAGAGGGGGCGCTTTGGCCCCCCTCTAGTTTTTTGCTTGTTCGGCCTCGTTTTCGATAGCTAACTTATCATCTGGCGTGAGTTCGTTTGGGTACATTTGATAGTACATTTTAGAACCCAAAGCACCACTTGCAATGATCGCTTGCATAAGTGGCGCTTGTAATGACAAGAGGCTCATGTCTTTGGTTTCATCAGCAAGTAGCTCGTCAAACAATTCATAATATTGTTGAGCGTTGCGTTTGTGCTGTTTCATACCGATTGCATAGCCTGTGATAATGCTATTGATTGGCCAAATGCTCATTTGTAAGAGTTCCCCAATAGGTTGCCCTACAGCGGCCTCAAACTCCATGAGGCGCTGCATATTGAACATTAGATATTCGCCATTTTTAAAAAAATCACAATTCACTTTTTTCATAATTTAAAACTCCCTATTTTAGTGCTAATTTAGGAAAATTATAGGTATATAAGGCTACTTATTAGCCTACTGGTGCAGGTTGCAACTCAGAGAGAGGGCCTACGCCATTCAAAGAGCCTTTATAAGTAGCTACGCCGTCATGCGGTGTTTGAATGGATAATTCTGTTACACTTGCAATGCCAGTAAAGAATGTTTTATCTGGATATTCAAACTTAATCATCACATTATCGCCATTCAAGAAAGCTTTTTCTAACAAAGTAAGACTTTCCTCTTTAGGCATAAGCAATGTTTCAAGAGAGAAAGACCATTCTTTAAGGCCTGCAATCGTAGATTTCCAACCGCCAGAGCCCTTATGAGAGGCGTCGATAGAGTCGGCTTTACGAGATAAGTCGCCGCTACGTTGACCACCTAACAATAGCCATTTAGCGCCTGCTTTATCATTTGTGCCAATGTTCAAATATAATAGGTAGTTTTTGCCTGCGGTTGGCATATCTACCGCCGCTGGTTTGTATAGTTCAGCCATTAATAAATACCCCCTTTAGTATTTAGATTATTATTTAGGTCATACAGCTTAGCCTCAAATCGGTATTGCGTACCAATAAACGGCCTCATACTGTCGTGATCATCAGTTTTATTGGTGCAGCGAATATCAACAATTTGATAGCCGCTGTCTTGTAATACGCAATATTCCTCATTAAGTGCGCCGCACAACTCACGAAAAGCAATGATAATTTTCTCTATTTGACTTTCGAGAGCCGCTATTTGCTCATAAGCTACATCGAACTCATGGCTATCTGATTTAGTCCATACCTCGATGTAAAACTCTTGTTTGAGCATATTCTGCACTTTATCGTCGCTGGGGGTTGCCTCGCCTCGGCCTAGCATTACCATTCCGAGCGAGTCAACGCCAGCATTTTGAGGATTTAAAAAGCCGAGCTTGACTTGTCCGTCAAACCCAGCTTTCTCGATTGCGTATTTAATTTTATTCAATAGTTCAAGCCACATATTAGCCACCTCGATACAGAAGAATACTTCTATACCCTGCATACTTGGACGGCTGCCCTGTGAGCTGCTCCGCTGTGATTTGGTTTTCTAAAACCGCTATTCTATTGTTGATATATTTCAACTTCTTAGAATAATAATCATCATCGTTGCCATTGCGGCTATATTGGCCTGTTAAAGAGGCACTCTTGTTCATGCAGGTTTCTCGGTAACAGTAGAGCGTTACGAGTTCATCTGTAATAAAAGAGCGGATAATGTCGCCCTCTTTAACGCCTAGCCTTTTAGCCAATACATACAGCCAATTTTCAGCTTTCTTCAACGTGCTTTCTAGCACATTAGGCCCTAGTAGCTCATCATCGAATATCATGCTTTGAAATTCGTATAGCATTTATCAAACCCCTTACAGTTTAATGTGCAGCTCTGTTCGCTTGGCCCCTAGCTCTACATTACGAGCGATTTCGTTAAGCGATACATTAACAGCTTTCGAGAATATATCACGAACGGCCTCACGGCTATTATCAAGAGCCTCATATAAGAATTGGTCTGGCTGCGTGCCTCGATGAAATACACGTTTAGCAAACACAAACCCATTGCCACCAGCAGGAACCCAGCGCAAGGATTTCTTTTCTTTTGGGAAAATATAATGCGCTCGTGTTCCCTCATGTACGAAAGGCCCATAGGGTGCGAGGTTATTGTCGATATATACCTCTGCCGTTTTATCGCCAATCATTCGCACGTCTATAGCTCTTTCTAGTTGACCGCTACGAGAGGTAAAGCGATGAGTGCGTTGCGCCTCTTCCTGTACCTCTCGAGCGCTGGCTCTTATAGCTTGCCGTAGGCGTTTTTCAAACACCTCTCTAGCGTTCATGATTATTTCTTAGTGGACTTTGTAGCTTTCTTGCCCTCTGTTTCGCCGTCTGTCGGCTCTGTTTCTG